CCCAATTGAAGGACACGAAGCTGGAGCCCTGCACCGGAACGGTGATCTGGGAGACGCCGCCTCGGGCCGCCTTGGACTGACTCATAAATAAGCTAAGTAGTGGATGTGATTGGTAAATTTGAACGAACAAACTTGGTAAAAACGCCCTGCGGGTTATGGCTGCCAGTTGACTGCCGAGAGCGCCTCCGGGAGTGATACCGCTTCCCGTCAATGTCGAAACCGGGCTGGAAGGATAGGCCATCAAACGGCTCCGTTAATCATGGTTCGCGCTCAGCGACCGAAGGTTTCAGCGACATAGGCGTCCGGGTCGGCGGCGAACTGCGCCAACTGGCTGTCCATGTATTCCTGCGGATCGCGGTGAAGTTCGGCGAAAGCCTCGTCGAACTTCTTGGCGCCGAATAGATTCATCGACTGTGTCTTCCACGAAGGCCCGGCGACCGGCGCGGGCGGCGTCTTGCTGGCGACCCACGCCGCAGCGGCGTCGGCGTCGGAATAGTTGCCCGTCTCCTTCATGCGGGCGACCATCTTGTCGAAGCCTTCTTCGGTCAGATTGTAGTTCTTGCGCGCGGCGGTCAGAGCCTCGTCGAGCGACTGCTTCAGAGACTTCTCCTCGGAAGCCTTGCGCTCGGCGGCACGCTCTTCCTCGAACTTCTCCAGCCGCTTCGCCAGCGCGGCGTTCTCGGCGCGCAGCGGATTGATGACCGGGGCGAAGACGTCTTCGTTCGTCTTGGCGTCGGGATAGAGTTCCTTGACCTTGTTCTGGACCTTCGAGCCCAGTTCGCCGTCGTTCCACAGGGACTCAAGCGCCTTGAGCGCGCGAACCTGAGCTTCGGTAGCTTCAGCCATGATTAACCGCCCGCGTCAAAGACGACTTCATATACGCTGCGATACGCATTATCTCTCGCTCAGCTTTCTGTCTCCCAACAGGAGTGTAGGTAAAACCAAATCTCTGCACGAGAAATGGAAACCTAGAAAGTTTCATGCGGATACGATCCAGCAAATTTAGGTTCAACGTATCAGCCACGTAGCGATCCGGGTTGGAGAAAAACTTCGCGATCTCGTCGTCGACAAAAGACTCTGGATCGGTGTGAAGCTTCTCAGACTTGCTGTCGTAAACAGCGGAGCCAAAAAAGTTTAGATTGTCATCCGACAACGCTTGATTGGCGCGAACAGTCAACACGGTTTACTTACTCCCCGTGCCGGAGGCGGACTTGCCGACATGCTCGATATTTTTCGGGCCGTCGCTGACGGTCTTGGGCAGACCGCTCGGGCGCGCGCCGATGCCCATCGTGGCCGTCGGCACGTAGACCATCATCGATTCGTCTTTCTTGACCTCGGCGGTGTACGCCTTCGGAAACCTGGAACTCATCGTGATCTCCTACATAGCCGGCGGAGGCGGAGCGCCTGCGCCAGGAGGGGGTGGAGCGCCGCCCGCTCCGCCGCCGGGCATCATGCCGGCCTGCGGGGGAGCGCCTTGCATCTTCGCATTCCGCAGCATTTCGAGAAGCTGCTGAATCTGCTGACCGCCACCACCTTCGCCGCCCTTGTCGCCAAGGTGCTTCGTGATGGACGAGACGGCCTTCATCAGATCGGTGTGAAGTTCCGACCCCATCGGGATCATCGGGAGGGCCGCCTGAAGCGCCTCTAGCCCCAGCTTCACCTTCGCCATGCCTTGCGACGCCGAGCCGGCAAGAGGCCCGCCTGCCGTCACGGGTCCAGTTCCGCCGCCACCAGGAGGTGGGGGAGCGCCTTGACCGCCGGCTGGGGGCATCGGGAGAGGCATCAAATCCCTTTATGAAAAACCGGAGACCCGAGGGACTCCGGCTCTGTCGCAGATTTTACTTGCGACCCTTGCGACCCTTGTGGCGCCGATTGGCGGTGCGGAAAGTGTCCACGGGAAGTCTCCTTTTCCGAAGAAGGTGAGTCTAGTCTCAACCCTACGCACTTACGAATACGCTAGAAAAGAACAGTGTGTCAATATAGGGTTTGAAAAGTCCAGCGTTTAGCATATGATAGGATCGGATGACATGCTCAACCGCCTGTCTAAACCATTCGATAGGATCGGATGACATGAGAATACCCCACAAGGATTTGAAGCAGTTCGTCCGGGGCTTGACGAACCAATGCCTGTCCTCGCGAGACAATCGGGCGAACAGGGGTCAACTGTTCCAAAGCTATTATTCTTCAGGGAGTTCCGATCCGTCAAACCCCGCCATGTATAACAAAACGTTCGCTTCGATCGACGATCTGGAATCGCTGCTCTACTCGCCGGTGTCGCTGCGTTTCCACATCGGCGATCCTGATATTCCGAACGTCGTCAACGAGGCGAAGGGGCGCGCGGCGGCGGCCAGGATCAGGCAGCACTGCCGGCAGAGCGACGCCGACTCCATGATCTCGCAGGCGGTGTGCTCGGGGCTGGTCGAAGGAATCGGCATCATAAAGATGCTCTACAAGCGCGGCGCCTTTCTGCCGACGCTGGTGCCGCCGACGGAGTTTGGCGTCTATCGCGAAAACCACACGAAGCTCGATCCCGACATGGAGGCGTTCGTCCACACGACGCAGATCACGCAGCACCAATTCCTGCGGCTGATCGCCGGGCGGCCGGATGAGGTGGAACTGGCTCGGAAATCGAAGAAATACGTGAAGGAAGCGACCGGCGGGCTGAACGACACGCGCGGCTCGGCGATGAACATCGTCGTCGGCGGGCTCTATCCGCTCCAGGCCGCCGGTGGCGGCGTCTCGCAGACGCGCGGCATCGTCGACTGGATGTCGTCACCCCGGCCCGAGATGTCGCCCGAGGTCGAGCACTCGCTGATGGATTTGGACGAATTGTGGGTGTGGGACGACGAGCGCGAGGACTGGACGACGTTCTCGACGATCGGCGACGACATCTTCCTGATGGGTCGCTACTCGCTCCAGAACGCGCTGGCCTATGACACCGAGAAGAAGATGTCGGCTCCGCACCTAAAGGGTGTGCATCCGTTCAACACGTTCTGCCCGAACCCGGTGCCGTGGTACTTCTGGGGGATGAGTGAGATCGCGCGGCTGATGATGCTGCAAGAAGCGATCAATAGCCGGATCGTCGGCATCAACAAGATGCTGCGAAAAGAGGAGGAGCCGTCAACCAAGTTCATCGGCGGCACCGGCGTCAACCAGTTGGCGCTGTCGCGGTTCAACAAGCCGGCGGGCTACTACGTGGAGTCGTCGCCGGCGGCCAAGATCGAACGCGATCTCGTCACGATCCCGCAGGACATATGGAATTCGCTACACGAATACGAGCGCATGTTCGACGACCTGATGGGAATTCCGCCGACCGCGAAAGGTCACGGCGAGAAGGGCGTGCGCTCGGCCAACCATGCGGAGGCGCTGGTGCGGATGTTTTCGCCGCGCTTCAAGGACCGCGCGTTGCTGACGCAGCGAGACGTCGAATCGTTCGGCGGCTTCATGCTCGACATGTCGCGAGCCCACGACGCCAAGAAGATGTGCGCCTGGGTCGAGAAGTCGGCTGCCGGTGTCGAAGGCGACGAAGAGGTGCTGAAGTTCGCCGTGCCGCCGGCCGAAGGCATGGTCCCGGTGCTATTCGGCTTCGACGATCTGTCCGACGATCTGACTTTGACGGTCAACTCGCACTCGTCGTCTCCCGCCTTCGCGCAGGATCACAAGTCGCTCACGTTCGATTTGGTCAAGATCGGAGCGATGTCGCCGGCCGATGCGCTCGACGAACTCGACGTCACCGATCCCGAGGCGCTCCAGATGGGCGTCACGCGGCGCGACATCGCGAAGGCCAAGGCGCAGCAAGCGGCTGAGCAGGCTAAGCTTCAGGCTCATGGCGGGAAGAAGTGACCTAGTTCCGCTTCCCGCGATAGGCGTCGTTCGCCACCTGGATCGTCGCCGGCCGCTGCTTCGGCAGCACCTGATTAGGCGCAATCGACATGTCGCGCATCCCGCCTGCGATGGCGCGCTGGCCGAGCGCCTGCATTCGCTTCTGCAACCGTGTCGTCGACTGGCCCGTGCCAAGCGCAGCCGCGCCGCCCGAGAAGAAATTGTCGGCGGCGGCCTGCATCGGGACCGGCAGCTTCGGCGCCATGCTCTCACCCTGTCGAATACCGTCGCGCAGGTCCGTCAGCTTGTGATCCTGCATGACGATCTCGGCGGTCCTGTCCACCGCCTGCACCTTGATGTTGTTGCCGATCTGCGCCGGAGCCTGTCCCGACGTCAACATCGCCGTCAGATTGGCGACCTGCTTCTGGAGATCGACCAGCGCCCGGCGATCCGCGCAGTATTTGTTCGGGCACGGCGGGTCTTTGAGCGGCTCGGCCTTGAAGGTCTGGCTCCAGATATGGTCGCACTGCGGGCACTGGAACGTGATCTTCTTGCGGGACGGCTGCATGAAACCCTCCTCCGTCCACGTCGCTTCGATGACCTGCGGATCGTCGCTCATACGCGTTTCTTCGGGACGAAAATCGGTTCCTCATAGCGTCGGTAGCCGATCGGCTCGAACGGCACACGCTGGCCGCCGCCGTTGCGAACCGCCCAGAACCCGACCGGCTGGAAACGCCCGTCGCGATACTCACGCGTGACGCGCCACACGGCGAGATACTCCGTCGTGCCGTCCGGCGTCAGCCACACCGGCTCGCCAGTGAACGGGTGAAAAGCCGAAGCCCCGTGCGCGAGAATCGGGATCTCCAACCACTGGATCTGCGGCGCTGGGGTCGAATCGGGCTTGACCGGCTCTTCACCAAACAACCCGACGCTTTCCGGTTGCTTGACGTGAACGTCCTGCGGCGCTTTGAACTCGGGATTCTTCGCCATCACTTCCTCACGATTTTCAGTTTCGCCGGACGCTTGGGGCCAAAATCAGATCTCGTACCTACAGCGCCTTCTCCGATATAGCTCTCGAAGAATACCGCGTAGCTCCACAATTGCGGAATTGCAATCTCGTTGATCCGTCCGGCCATCACTTGCGCCGCAAGGCGGCAAGCCTCAACCCTATCGGATCTCGAACTTCGCCGCTTCGCCATCATTCGCTCCATTCGAACCGGACGGTTCTTTCCTGCGGCGCATCGGCGCCAGCCTGTTCGATCAGCACGTTTAGCACCTGAAGAGGCTTCGGGTAGTATTTGCTCGGGAAGAACCCGTAGCGTCGCATGTCCAGCGCCAGCCGACGATAGTCCTCGGGATGCAGCGCGGCGCGCGCCGGTCGCTTGCCGGCGTTCGCTTCGGCCTCCTGGATGCGAAGCATGACGCGCTCACGCGAAGCAGTGGGGAGGGTGAGGATCACGTAATCTCTCTACCGCACGTAGCGCACCGCCAGCAGATCTTGCCTTCACGATTTCTGTCGATGTGACCGCCACATAGCTGAAACCGACACATGAACCATCGAATCATTCTAGCCCCTGCATCTTGCGTTCAATCGGCCCGCTTCATGTCTTCGGCCTTCTTCCTGTCCTCGACAGCTACTTGCGCCGCACCGAGAAACCGATGCCAGTAAGGACAAATGCCCGAGTCGCTCGGTTTCGGTAAAACATAACCAATCTCAAACCTCTGCAATCCACCTCTGTAAACCAGCGCGTCTGGATCTCCGTAGCGCGCCGCCATCAGCCGCGCCAAGCGTTCAGTCTCATCCATCATTTCACCCTCCCTATTCCAGGCCTTGAAGTTCGCGCCACGTCGGTTCGCGTTCGATCGGCTCGTCGGCCCGCGCGAGAAACCGATACACCAGGCTGTTGAGTCCGTGCGTCGCCAGTTCGGTGTCGCCGCGCTCGGCCGCCATCACCGTGTCGTAGGTCAACCCTTGCGAGATCATCTCTTTTCTGATCCACGACATCCACGCGAGATTCGCAAGACCGAGCGCGAACACCCGGTCATCCTTCTTGTCCTCATCGGTCGACTCAGGCGCTCCGATGTCGTCGTTATCAACCACGACGTTCTTCATCTCGTTGAGCAGCGCCATCGAACGGATGTCGAGTTCACGGCTGACGTATGAACCTTTGAGCTTGTAGAGCATTTCCTGCTTGTAGCGCCACGTCGTCTCGTAATTCGCCGCAAAACCGGAGCCGAAGCTGTCCTCGCGATGATGCAAGAACCAGCGCGCGTTGGCCGCTGCGTCCTGCCAGCCGCGCTGCTCGGTGCGCGCGACGTTCATCTCGGCGCCAAGAAGCTGGCGCAAATGATCGAACTCGGCCATCACGAGCCGCCCCGGCCCGGTCAGTTCGACGTTTATCATGCAGTCTCGGTAAGCGGCGCAGATATGGAAAGCCACCCAGGCGGCGTGTCGAGCCTCAACCTCAGATGACCTATATTCTGCAACCTGCACAACGCGATCAGCAAAACACCGTAGCACGACAATGGCGCTTCCATCCTTATGTTCGTTTCGCCCGTAGGCTGGATCAAAACCAATCGCATATTTGGCTCCGTCCACAGGCTCTTCCCAAACCTTGAGTTCGACGTCGTCGACGCTGTCGATCTCCGGGTTAAGCGCCATCATCTTGAAGGAGTAGAAATCGCCATCGACCTGGTAGCGATAGCCCTTGAAGATCGGCGGATCTTCAAGCAGCGCCTTCAAATCGCTGTCAATCACGCGCGTCTGGAAGAAGCTGTAGCCGGACATGACGAACGCTTCATTTTCGTCAAAAGGCTGATTCTGATCGAGGAGACCCTGCTCGGCGCCGGCGTCTGTGCGCTTCCACCTATACCAAGCAAGCTGCTCAGGCGTGATCTTCCAACCATATTGGGCGCGAACCGATTCGATCTTGTGCTTCTCTTCTGGGTTCGGCGGGTAAAGACCGAACTGGTTGAACCTGGGGTCTTTACGTTCAATGCGATTCGTGTCGCCGGCCCACCATCCGATAAAAAATGACTTCGTCGTCAGATCGTTCTGACCCTTCAAGAACATCGTCCGCCAATGGTTGTAACCCTTGGCAGTGGACTCGTACATGTATATGCGATGAGGGTTAGTCTGAGCGAAGCCCTCCTCCAATGACTTCAGGCCCTCGACATCACCGTAGTTTGACACTTCGGTCATGTGGCCTGCGCCGTAGCCGACGCCCTCGGCCCAGCCGATAGATTTCTTCTTCGTACCGGCTACCAACAGGTCGAGCCGCGCACCGTTGGAGAATGTCACGCTCGTACGGTTATTGCTGACAATCTTGAAACTGCCACCGAAATAGCCGTCGGGGAACGACTCGACATACTTCGTCAGCAATTTCCGGTTAGCCTCGCGCTTCTTCTCGTCGTCGGTGACGAGGCACATGATAAGATCGGGGTGAACGGCGAGCCAGAACACTGTGATCGCCAAGGAGACGGTCGTGATGCCGAGCTGGCGGCTCTTCAAACAGATGAACTTATGCACACCCATGTCGAGCCCCTGCCCGACCTCGCGCAAGAAACGCTTCTGACTCTCCCACAGAACCAACGGAGAGCCGTTGCCGTCCGTCGTGGAAACTTCCTTCGACGAAATGCGAATGTCAGCGATGAACGCCTCCAACGCCTTCATCCACTTGACGGACTTGAGCGGGGCCATCAGACGCGGCGCCCGTTCGCCGAATAGTCGGTCCAGAACGAATTGAACTGCGTGATCTGCGCCAAGTCCTTCTCGGTCTGTGCTGCAAACGCCCGATCAACCTCAGCGAGAATCTTCTCTTCACGGACCGTCATTTCGACTTCGGGGAACATCTGCGAAGGCGTCTTGTCGCTCAGTTGCATGGTAAAGCACCGCTTAGCGGCGTCCCACGTCGGAATGTAGAAACCAAAATTCGCCGCCGGAACTGTGGCTTTCGGTTCGAGGATCTCAGCCCACACCCTCACCGGCATGAGAGACGTCGAAGCGATAATCGCCGGAGCGGCGAATAGGCCCTGCAAGAACCGACGGCGTGAAGTGGTGACGATCATCAACGCAGCCCCTGTTCCTCGCGCCAATCCTTGACGGCCTGCTTCTCGAACTTCGTCATGCTGGCCTTCTTGGTGGCTGCGACCTCGGCCGCGTGGATGCGCGCGACGGCTTGATCGTCTCTTTCCGGCTCGGGCTCGTGCTGGCTCCGCCAGATCGTCGCCGCAACCATCTGAAGGCGCTCGACGAACGAATCGAATTCCTCGCGGGTCTCCGCCTCGAAGCCGACCTCGAACACATCGCCCTTGATCCGCATTCCGAGATTGCTCATTTCAACGCCTCGTCGTCCGAGTAGAGCATATTTCCTTCAGCGTCGAAGATCTGAACGAAATATGCTCCGTCGCCGCACTTCGTTTCGACGTCTTCGTATTTGGCGCCGGCGACGTATTCGAAGAACAATTCTCGGTTGCAGTCACACGAATTATTTCCGTCTCGCCAATCATAGTCCATGGACGAACGCTTTTCGGTCGTTTTCCAGATACGTGTCACGTTGTCGGAGTTTCGTCGAATGTGCACGAGCACCTCAACATCGTCGCTGCCAAGAACTGCGAGATTGCTCATTTCACCGGCTCCGGCAGCGCCTGGGAGATAATCTCGCGCGCCGCCGCCGTCGGCGTCTGCGCTTTCGCCACGGCATGTTCGCGTAGCCGGTGCAACAGGTCGTCGGACATCGGCACCGTCAGCTTGGCGACCAGCGCGTCCGGCTTTCGTTTGTAGATGCGGGCCAAGTTCCATCCTTCCGATCAACGAGAAGCCGCAACGCAGGGAGTGTACGCTGCGGCTTCTCGCACTCACGTCGTGCGACGAACGAGGAGGAAACGTCGCTGGACGGATTACTTTTTCTTGCCGAGCTTCGCCAAGGCCTTGACGTTGTTCTTCGTCATCGGCTTCTTCGGGTCGACGCCCTTGCCCTTGGCCTTCGTGTCGTTGGCCTCTTTGGCCTTCATCATCTTTGCAGACTTCGCCATGCAGGTTCTCCGGTAAAACGCCGGAGACGCCCGGCGAGCGCCTTGTTATGTCACAGGATGTCCAGAACCTTGAGACAAAAATCCCGCATCGGCTGATGGGCCTCGACGCCCTTGGCGTCCATCGCCGGGAAGTGTTCGTCGATCAACGCCTTCGCGCGAACCTTGAAATCCGACTTCTGCGGCGCCGGCTGCGGAGCAGGGGTCAGGCGCGGCTCGAACGGTTCGACTCTGGCGACGGACTTGTCCTCAGCCGCAGCTTCACCGCCAAAAAGATTATGCTCGTCGGGCATCGGAGTTTCCTCGGTTCGTTTCGCTTCGTGTAGCACACCATAGGATCGGATCGAATGAAGTGTCAAGCGGCGCGAGCCAGTCTGTAAATCGCGCTCTCCGACAGCCGGTAATGTTTGGCCGTCTTCACCCGGCCGTCCCGCTCCAGCATCGCCTTCACCTCCTGCTTGTCGATATGACCCGTCACGCACGGTCGGCCGCATTTCTCGTACTTGCCCGCCGCGTGAGCCGCCGCGATTCCGACGGCCTGGCGCTCGGCCGTAAGGCTGCGCTCGAACTCGGCGAACACCCCGAGCATCCCAAGGAACGCATTCCCCGAAGCGGTCGTGGTGTCGATGGGCTGCTGCGTGGCTTTGAGAACCACGCCGCGCTTCGTCAGATCGCGCACCGTCACCGCGAGATCGGCGAGGCTACGAGCGAATCGGTCGATACGCACGACCCACAATTCGTCGCCGCGCTTCAAATCCCAGAGAAGCTTGACGAACTCATCGCGATTATGAATCGAGCCGCCGCTGACCTTCTCGGACCTGATGTCGCCGCAGCCGGCCTTCGTCAGATCGGCGATTTGGATCTCAAGGCTCTGGTCCTGGGTGGAGACACGAGCGTAGCCGTAGCGCATTTTAGACCCTCCATTTATCAGAAAGGTCTAAAGCATTTTGACGGAAAAGTCAATCAGAAAGATCGAAACTTCCGTTCCTTCGCCGGCTTCGGCTTCGGATGCTCACGCCGATCCAGATAGGCGCAATAGGAGATCAGCGCGATGAGCGTGACGAACATAGCCGCTTCGGCCATCTCACGCTCCTATCGAGTTTGCAGCGTTACACCGCACGTACCGTGTATGCTTCCTTTTATGTTCACCACGCCGTAAGAAAGCAGCACGACCGGATCGAGCGGCGTCGCTGCGCACGCCGAGTCGATCGCTTTCTGCAACGGAATAGAGACGTCGTCGCCAGGCTTGTAACCCGGCGAGAGAAAATCGTTCAGATCGACTACGTCCGCTCTAACCGCAGTCGCGAAGAGCAAAAACGTTGCGGCAATCTTCAACATCTCACGCTCCTGTCCAGTAATCGTCGGAGGATAACACCTTCGCCAGCACCTCACCAGGCGTCGGAATCGGCTCAGCCTCCTGGATCAGACCAAAATAGAGATTGGCCGCTGTCTTCAGATCGGCGCGCAGCCGGCCATTCTCAATCTGAAGCGCCTCGATCACACCGAGCCGGAAATTGGCGGTAGCTTCGTGATCGACGATTGGGATGTGCCGCTGCTTCGTTCCGCCGTTGGTGAACTTGACTTCGACA